ACGCCTGCGGCGGTGGAGGTAGGCTCAGGCATCAGGCTCCCTTCCACTTCAGCAGGCTCCAGGGCAGCCAGGTGATGTTTGCCACCGTGTGCTGGTTGTGCAGCACGTTGTTGATCTTCCAGCCCACATTGCGGCGCACGATGACAGGGCCGTGGCGCTCTACCACCATGATCTGCCAGTGGTCACCCATGCGGTACACGCACACGCCAGGATGGGTGCGGCCGACGTTTTCATCACCCCACAAAGCAATCGGGGCACCGATTGGTGCCCCGAGGTCATACGCCAGTTTGCTGGCCTTGTTTCGCCAGCCTAGCCAGACATAGCGCGCCCACCGGCTGCGCGGGTGGTGCCCTTCGGCCCAGTAGCAGGCGGCTCGGGCCTCGGGCGTGTCGTCCAGCGGCGCGGGGCGGTACCAAGAGCCATCGGCGCGCTGCGCCCAAGGCCACGGGTCGCCGTTCAGCGAAATGTCGTTATCCCACTTGGCAAACCATTTGGGCAATGCCTCTGCATTCCATTTGAGCCAAGGCACGACCAGTGCCATCACAAGGGGCGCCGTCCATTTGTATGGGGCCACGTGGCTGGCGATCTCTTCGGCCCGCTGTAGGCTGGCCACGGCGTCGAGCCAATACATTTCGGGCACGCGTGCGGCCTCTAGGTACTTGAGCAGGTTCACGGAAGTTCCTCGGGCTCAATGGCTGCATTGATGATGCTGGCCGGGTCGATGGGGTGGCCTGCAGCCACGATGATTTGCAGGCCTGCAGGCAGGTCGGGGTTGTCCAGGTCGATGAACTTGCGCACGCTGGCATCGCGCACCACGGCTTGCACCGCAGGGGATTGGTCAGCCAGGATGGCCCATTTCAACGGCCCGAAGCGGTCGAAGAAAGCGCCCACACTGATGCGTCTGGGCGGTGGAGCTGGCTGGATTTCGGAGCTTGGCCAAGTCCAGATTTGTGATCCAGGAACTGTGATGGAAACCATTCCATCATGTGGTGCCTGCTGCGTCATGCCTCACTCCTTGTTGCGATACAGAACGGTTCAAAGGTGGTCATCGCCGCAGCTGTAGGGGTAGCGTAGATTTGCAGCGAACGCCGAAACTTTGGCCCCACTGGATCTGGGTAGCCGAACGCATCGGAGACCGTACCAGCCGCAGGCAGCGCGGGCGGCACACCCGGAAAGACCAAGCCCAGCAACGTGATCGCTTGAGCGCTTCCACTGGTTGTGTGAGTCTGGTCGTAGATGGTGCGCCCATCAATGAGAACCTCCACCCGGACTCCGCGCGAGCTATCCTGTCTGAAGACACCAAGGAAGCCAAGAGAGCCTCGGCCCGTCTGAGAATAGACAAGCGTGCGTGTGTTGAGTGCGATTGCAGCCGTTACACGGCCAATGCCGTACGCGTAGTTATCTCGCCCTTGAACACCTACAAATGACGCCCCAGGCCGGACAGGCAAGGCCGCACAGCGGTCATAGCTCGCCGCGAAGTAGTTGGTTGGATCGTCCGCTGGGTCTGTTGCGCCAGAGCCCGTCGCTGTCTTGCGAGTGTAGAGCTCGCCATCAGCGGGGCTTTTTACGGTCTCCCACTGCATCGTGGTGCGGCCTGAAAACCAAAGCGGCACCGATCCGCCTTGGCCCAAAATTTCTGCAAGTGTTGGCATGTCAGCAAAGTCCTTGGGTTGAGTTTTGATATGTCAGCTCTCCCGAGCTGCCGAAAGCTGCTGAAATCACCTGCGTGCCAATGGCTCGGCCACGCAAGGGTGTCGTGCCAGCTACTAAGGTGTACTGGGCACCATTGCCGATGGCTTCGATGATTGCTATGCGGTCGCCCGCAGACCAGCCAGGGGGCAGGGTCAGCACCACCCCAGCGGCGGCAACGATGTAGGCAACACCAGCAACGCAGGCGGTGTTGGCAGCCACAACTTGCCGAGCCAGGCCAGCGCCACTGCTGGGCACCGCAACACCGATCACCCAATCAGCCCGCGTAGCGGTACCAGCGAAGGCATCCACCAATAGCTCCAGCGCACCCGTGGCGCCGTCGTAGCTCACCACGCTGCCGCTCATCTTGTTGGCCGGTGCACCGCTGCTGGTGGCCACCAGGTACATGCCCGCCACGAATGAGCGCCCTGCTTCGATGGTGAAGCTCTTGCTGCCAGCGCCCGGCGTGAGGCTGGTGGCGCTGCTGGCCTTGAGCTGCTGGGTGGCGAAGACCTCTGCCTGGGCCGCAGCGGCCTGCGCATCGTCTCGGGCTTGGGTTGCGGCTGCTGCAGCAGGCACTGCAGCGGCTGCTGCGTTCACAGCCTCATCGCGTTTGGTTGTTGCGATGCCTGCTGCGTCCACCGCTTCATCACGCTTAGTGGTAGCAGTGGCCGCCGCGTTGTTGGCCGTGTTGCGGTAGCCCATGGCCAAGTCGGCCTGGGCTGTGGCAATGACGGCCTGCGCCTGCGCCTGCGCTGCGCGGTCTTGAGCCCACAGCGCGTTTTCATAGGCGCTGGTAACCAGCAAGCCCAGCTCGTCCATGAACACGCTGCTCATGTGCGATGCGAAGGCGTAAGCCATGCTGTTGTAGGTGCCTAGCCTGCGCGCTGAGAGCTGCGGGAATGGCGGCACAGGTGTCCACACGGGGACTGCAACGATTGGCATTAAACGATTCCTTTCACTCGGAAATTGGCTTTTGCCAACTTGGATTTATCTGCACGCACTGCACCCGTCACCAGGCCCATGCCGCTCAGGTGGCCGTACCCTGGTATGTCGGTGGCGCGGAAGGCCACAGGCTGGTCTTGCACCAGCTTGAGCATTTCCACCGCGTACTCGGCCTGGTCTGCTCTTAGCTCAGCAGGCACGGTGATGTCCGTAGCTCCTGGGCGGCGCCGGATTTCAAACTGGCCGTCTTCGTCAAACTTGATGTAGCTGTAGCTCTTGGGCTCGGCCTCTGCACCGTACTCGGCCCCCCCGCCAGGGCCGGTGAGGCTGCGCCATTCGCCCACCAGCAGGGTGCCCAGCTCCACCGTGGAGGCGGCTGCGGCCGTGATGGTGACGGTCAGCTCGGCGTCGGGATGCAGGGCTATGTCGTTCAGCTCCACCTTGTCGCGCACACCAAGTGGTGCAAACATCAGCTCCCAAAACCCTGTGGCTTGCTCCCACAGGTCTTCGTCCAGCTCACCGTTTTCCACAACAGGCCCGCCAGTGCCTTCACGCACCACAACCTGCACGCGGTCGCCCACGGCGCCGTACAGCACCAGGTCTGTAAAAAACCCAGGCTTTACAACGAACGTGAGGCTTCCCGTCGCCTTGGCCGCTGTGGACTTGTAGTAGTCAAACGGTGCTGCGCGGTTGGTGGGGCGCTTTTTGAGCCAGTAGTTGCCATCGTTCTCTGGCGGTGTCGTGCGGCCGGTGTGGTCTTGCACGCAGTAGTAAACGGTCTGGGCCCTGGTGCGCTCATCGCCCTCCACATAAGTGCCACCCGACACCCACGCCGCTTCGCCCACGCTGGGGTCAGGCTCTGCGATGGTGGTGCCGGGGGCAATCATGGCGGGGGTGATGGGCACAGCAATGAGCACGCTCACTGTTGAATCGCTCATACGGGTGTAATCCTCAATGCGGGGCCTTCGGCTGCGCTTTCCAGCACATCGGCACCCCGTTTGGTTTGATCCTTCACTTCCTGCACATCACTGCGCAGCCCTTCAAACTCCTTCAACAGCCTGGCCAGGAACGCGCGGAAGTCGCCCCCATTGGTGTCCGGCATGCCCGACATCAATTGGCGCGTCTGCGTTGCGTTGTAGATGCGCGCTGGTGGCATGTAGGCCAGCTCGGGGCCGTCCTCACCCACCATCGCCCAGCCGCCCTGGTGGTCGCCGCCCTTTGCGAAGGCAGGAACTCCCACGGCAGCGAAGGCCTTGCGCCAATCGCTCTCCCAGTTACCGGACAGGATGGACAGGTCGGAAATCGTCCCGCCCGCCGCCTTCATCGCTCCAGCAAGGCCCACTAGGTCACCAGTGCCATCGAAGCTGTGATAAACCGGAGAAAGCTTGTCCAGCCGAGCGATCATTGATTGATCGCGGATGGCCTCCCGGCCCACGCCCGCTGTGCCGCCGTACACCAGCCGGTGATACTTGGCTACAGCTGAACCTCCGCCGTCGCCAGGGCCAAACACTGCCCCGCCGCCTTCACCACTGCCGCCACCTCCAGCCCCGCTTCCGCTGCCGCCGCTGTTGCCCCGAACCAAGTTCGTCAGCACCTGGATGGCTTCGGTCACGCTGAGGGTCGCGTCAAGGTTTCCATTGGCCAGGGCGATCTGCTCCTCCCAGTAATCAAGCGTGTCTTGCGCCAGCTTGATCTGCCGGTTGAGCGATTCGACCGTTTGCTCTGCGGTGGTGAGCTGCTTGCCCGATGCCGCCTCCAGTTGCCCGAGCCGACCGGCCAGCACCAGCGCAGCGCGTTCTCGCTCAAACCGGGTGGCGCCCGGCTGATTGATTCCACTGGTTGCAGCACTGATGGCTTCCGACAGCTTTTGACTGTCGGGCGCCGTTCCGTTGAGCGCACCGGCAAGGGCCTGGCGGATGTACTCCGCACCCTCGGCCGCTTGCGCCGCCGCAGTGCTTTGCACCATGCCCAGCAGTTGCTTCTTGCCCTGCGCTGCCGCATCCCGCACCGAAGTCCAGGCGGCGGCCAGAGCTTGCGCGCTGTCGAGCTGGGTTTGCAGCCCTTGCACCTGGCGATCAATGGATGCCTCCAGCGCTGAATACGCCCTGTCGAGCGAGTCCAGGTAGTCCTGGCGCTCGCGCTCAGCATCTGCAGCGGCCTGGGCAGCGTCTTCCAGCTCATAAATCTGCGAGACCAGGGCCGCAAGGGCTGGGTCTAGCTTCATCAGAGCGTCGTACTCTGCCTTGCGCTGGCGGTCGAGAATCGCCCGGTCGTTGCCCTTCAGCGCGTCAAGGCGGTCTTGCAGACTGCCACGCGCCGTGGCGATATTGGCAGCGTCTTCCAGCTCGTAAATCTGCGAGACCAGGGCTGCAAGGGCTGGGTCTAGCTTCATCAGAGCGTCGTACTCTGCCTTGCGCTGGCGGTCGAGAATCGCCCGGTCGTTGCCCTGCAGGGCGTCCAGCCGGTCTTGCAGATTGCTACGGGCTGAGGCAATCGTGTCGCCCACCTGTGCAAGCTGCGAAAACGCGGCTGACATTTCTAGCAGCATGGCGATGGCTTTGCGGCCCTCTTCCGTGTTTTCGTCCTGGGCCTCTATCAGCGCGCGGTATTGCGCACGCGCGTCATCGGCCGTGTAGTCGGGCAGTGCAATGTTGGCTTTGCCAAGCCGCTCCCTGACCTGACGCTCCAGGTTGGCGCGCTGCTCTTCTGCGCTGTAGAAGTTCTGGTAGTACGCATTCGCGTTGGCCCGGAAGGCATCAATCCCGCCCGACAGCTCCACCAGTGCAAACTGCGCTTCGTCGCTGTAGTCGGCAAACCCGACCAGGGATTTGCCCAGCTCCTCGAAAGTAGTCCGCAGCGCGTTGATCTGGGCAATAACGCCTGTCAGCTCTTCCATCGTGGGCGTTTCGCCCAGGTCGCTGAGCAACTTGTCTGCCCAGCTGGCCAAGTCCATATCAAGCAAGACCTGGCGCGTGTCCTTGGCGATTGCAGCGAGATACTGTTTGTATCCCTCTTCGCCATCCGCGAACTCGCGCGGCGCCCATTTGGACTGCCGGTCTGTCTCCCAATTGATCAGGTCTTTGCCATCAAGGCTGATGCGGAACGCGCCCCAGGCACCGTCTTTGCTTCCGGCGTCGTCAGCGTAGGCGGTGGCTATCTCAAAGCCAGCCTTCCGTCCGAATGACGTAGCAACCGCATCCAAAGATTCAGCCAACCCACGCGCCAGGCGGCCCATCGCGTCAACTGTCTCTGCGCCCTTTTCCACGCGCCCAAAACCGATGTTGTAGTCGGTGGCGTCCTGTCCTGAAGACAGGCCATCCTCCTTGCTGTACCGGGCTGCGCCACCGGTGTGATAAGTGCCTGAATCATCCAGACCGCCGAGGATGGATACCAAGGCTGCAATGCCTGCGATCCAGGGCATCGCCGCACCAATGCCTGAAAACAGGTTGCCCGCACCAGCTATGCCAGCGGTGGACGCCCCACCCGCCTGCGCGGCAGCAAGCGCTGCAGCGGTGCTGGAGCTGGCGCCCAGCCCCAAAGTGGTACCCAGCGCCACGTTGCCAACCCCAGTGCCGAACAGGGCACCAAAAGCACTGCCAATGGCGCCAGAGATCGTGGAGCCTAGACCGCTGAACAGCGAGGACATACCAAAGTTACTAAGCACGCTACTGCCCATGCTGCCGCCTGCTGCGGCAGCTGCGCCAGAAGCTACCGAGCCCGTCACGCTGGCAAGAATCTGGAAGATCCACTTGCGCAGGGTCATCTGATACAGCAGATCGAGCACGCTGGCCTGCAGCGTCTTGCCCACGCGCTTGAAGGCGCTCATGCCGTTGTTGGCCACGTCCACGAACACGTCGTGTGCGGTGCGGTCAACGCTGTTCCACATGTCCAGCCAGGCGGCGTTCTGGGCCTCTACGGCTTTGGTGGCGGCTGCAACGTCTGCCTTCTTGCCAAGCAGGCCGTTGCGCTCTTTGAGCAGCTCAATCTCTTGCTGCAGCGCGATTTGCTCGCGCGTCATGGTGCCCGTCACGGCAGACTGCAGTTCCAGCTCAGCCAAGGTGGCTTGCTTGGTTGCAATGGCGCGATCGTTGCGGCCGCGAATGACGGCCAGCTGGGCTTCTTCCGAAAGGCCCATCAGCTCAATCTCTTCGCTGAGCGATTGGTTCTGCGCCGCCAGCGTTGCCACGCCCTGCTCTGCCGCCTGGTACAGCTTCAAGCGCTCAGAGCGCGCGGCTTCCAGCTGCTTGAGTTCTTGCTGCTGCAGGGCCAGTTGCTGCTCGGCCGCCAACATGGCTTCCAGGCGCACGCCGATCAATTCGGCCTCGGCCTGGGTGACCTTCACCTTGCCGGTGCGAAGTTGCTCCAGCACTTCAATGCTGGCCTTCTCGCCCTCGGTCAGCTTCTCGCCTGCGGCCAGTTCGCCAGCGAAGGCGGCTGTGCGCTTGCTGATGGTGTCCAGCAGCGCGGCAACGGGGTCTTTGGCCTCGGCTGCTGACTTGGCCGCCTTGTCGGTCTGGTTGACGAAGTTGAGCACGGGCTTGGCGGCCTTGTCTGCCGCCTCGCCCACGCCTGCGGTGCTGGTTTCCAGCTCGGCCATGCGTTCGCGCATGCGCTCGCCAAACAGCTTCTGGTTCCAGACTTCGCTGATGTCCTGCCCGGCCTCTACCCCAATGGTCTTGACGCGGGAGAAACCTGTCTCCAGGTCGGTCATGGCGCCGCCCAGGTCGCCGCCGCGAATCTTCTGGAAGGCGCTGTAGACGCTGCTCACCACTTCACTGGTGGCGGCCATGGCGGCACCAATGGCCTTGCCCATGATGGGGAACAGGCTCATGAGGCCCTGCACCACGTCTGCCACGTAGCTGAAGCCAATGATGGCGTTGTTCGTCCACTCCTTGATGGAGCCGTCACCAGCCAGGCCTTTGATTTTTTCGCGCAGGCCGCCCGTGCCGTTCATCACATCGAGCAGGGCCTGGGCGCCCAGGTCAAGGGCGGGGATCATGCCGTTGGCCAGTTCCTTCTTCCAGCCGTCGCCCGACATGGCCAGGCGCTTGAGGTTGTCGTCGAGGTTGGCAGATGCCGCAATCTGCTCATCTGTCATCTTCGCTTGCAGCTCACCAGCGGCAGCTAGATCGTTGAAGAAGGGGATCATCTTGGCCCCCTCCTTACCGAAGAGAGCCATGGCCACTGCAGACTTACCAGCACCATCTTCAAAGCCGCCCATGGCTTTGGCGATCTCTTGAATCTGGTCTTCAGGCTTGAGCTTGCGGAGTTCATCCATGTTCAAGCCCAGCGCGGAAAGGGCCTTACCGGTGCCCTTGCTTTCCTCCGTGGCCCCAGCCAGGTTGGCGGCCAGCTTGTTCATGGCGCCACCCAACTGCTCTGGGCCTACGTCATTGAACTTACCAATTGCCAGCATGGCAGACAGGGCCTCCCCTGTGGCCCCTGTTTGCTGGCGCAAGTCATCCAGGGCAGCACCGGTGTCGATGCTGCCCTGGATGATTCCCTTGAACGCGGCGATGGTGAAGCCTGCAGCCAGGCCGCCAGCGATGGCGCCAGCGGTATTGGCAATGCGCGACTTCATGCCGTCGAAGGTGTCCTGGATGCGCTTGCTTGCTGCCAGCGCGGCCTGCTCGGACTTGTCGAGGCCGCCAGTGAATTCGGCGTGCTGGAGAGCCAGCTTAACTACCAGTGAGCCCAGTGCGGACATGGCGTTATTCCTCGTTGTTTTTGCGTTGCTCGTGGTCGGCCTGCAGCACGGCGTGCTCCATCACTTGCAGGTCGCTGAATAGCGCGCGGCGGCGGCGCGGCTTTATGTGGGTCTGCAGCCAGGCGGTAACGCCTTCGTAGTTGAAGCCCGTGCGCTGACCCGCCATGCCCGCGTAGTTCCACTGGGTGCGCAGCGCCAGGAAGGCGCTGACGGTGGGCAGGTTGTCCGCGTACACCTCGAAGGCCTCGGGCTCTTCGGGCGGGGCCTCTGCCAGCACCTGGGTGCGCACGGCTTCAACGTCTTCAGCCGGTGCGCCCATGGCTTCCATGGCTTCCACGATGGACAGGTCTGGTGCGAAGTCGGAGGGCGTGTGTTCACGTACCCCGGCCCACCAGCGGGCCGCCTCTATCAGTTTTTTTCCTTGGCCCCCACGTTCGCGTTGAAGTAGGCGCGGCAGGTTGCAGAGATAGCACCGGGCATCTGCAGGAACGCCTCGAAGTTCTCGGGCGTGAAGGGGACGGGCTGGCGGGCGTGATCTTCCATGACCCAGCCCTTCATCTTCTTGCGCAGCACCTCGATGTACTTGGTGTTGATGAGTTCATCGCGCTCGTCTTCGCTGAAGCGCTCGCAAATGGCGAAGAACGTTTCTTCACGAAAACCGCCTTGCTCCAGAGGCACATTCACGCGCACTTGGAATTTGAAGGTGGGGCTGGGGGCGAGAGTAAACATGGAGACTTCCTTGAATCAATGGATTGCAGAAAACAACAAGGCCACCGCAATGGGTGGCCTTGAACGGAACAAAAAGACAGGTGCAGCGGGGCGGCTGCTTACTTCACGACGATGCGGATTTCGTCATCGCCCTGGTCGGGGTTGATGTCGAAGGGCATATTCACCATGGCGTTGCTGGCATCGTCTTGCACCGTGAATGGCTTGCATTGCACGTTGGGCAAGTCGATCTGAACGATGTTGCCCGCCGTGGTGCCGTGCACCAGGTTGCATGCGCCGGTGGTGCTTTCACGCACAACCTCGGCCCAGTTCTTCACATCAGCCTTGGGCATCTCCATCGTTACCGAGCCAGTCGGCTGGCGGTCGGGGCTTCGGGCGCCTGCAACGTTGATGAGTTCGCGCCACGCCAGCTCGTTGGCCACGTTGATGGAAAACGCCGACACACCTGCATCCAGTCCATGGAAGGTGAAAACTGGCGTGTTCTTCTTACCTACGGTCTTGGGCTGCTTGAACTTGCTGTAGTCCACACCCGTAGGCATGGCGCCTTCGGTCGGCGGCGAGTACTCGCCCAGGAATTCAAACTTCATCACCGGGATGGTCTTGGCATTCATCTCAAAACTGACGGTGCCCTTGGCGCCCACGATCTTGTAGAGGGTGCCGTCGAGGTAGCCGTACAGCGTGAGGGTGGGCTCGCCTTCGCTCACGGGCTCGTACACCACATCGGTGGCGGCGGTGATGGTGGCGCTAAAGCCGCAGGCTTCCAGCATCAGGCCCCAGGCGGGTGCAATGCCAGCGGTGCCGCTGCCAGCCAGTTCCACTTCGCAGGTGAGCTTGCGGTGCTCGCCCACGGTCAGGCTGCCGCTGTTGCCCTTGTACGGGCGAATGAGGTTGCGCTGCACTTGCTCGGCCGTGATGGGCTCAGGGGCCAGGGCACGGCACAGGATGGCGTTCGCGGCGGCGGTGGGCACTTCCTCGGTGCCTGACACTGTCTCGCGCACGGCGAGCAGCAGCATCTTTTTCATGGACTTGGACATGGTGGGTAGTTCCTTTCTGTGTCCGTGGGGTTAGGCCTGGTCGCCGGTGGGCGCTTCGGTGGGTGGCGCTGGCGCCTGCAAGGTGCGCTTGCCGGTGGCCGGGTCGCGCACGTAGGTGCCGCCCTTTCCCGTCATCTCGTCGCGCTCGCGCGGCGGGGTGAGCAGGCTGGTGGGCTTGCTGGGGGTGGCGGGCGCGGCTGTGCCCGCTTCCGCGCTGGGCGCGGTGCGTGTTTTGCTCATGGCGGTAGCTCCAGGGTTAGTAACGCGGTGTGCGCAGGCGCACGGTGAGATAGCGCGCATAAATGCGCGGGTCGGGTTCGTAGTCAGCGTCGCCCGATTCGTCTTCGTACTGGTAGTGCTCCAGGGCCTCCAGCGCAGCGCGCAGGGGGCCACCACCGTCCAGCGGGAGCAGCACGTCCAGCTCTTCCAAGGTGGTGGCCATCACCAGCACGTTGACATCGTGGGCGGTGTAGCCACCGGCCATGCTCCAGGCTTCCTCCGGCTCGCTGTCCACATCGAACACCAGGGCGGGCCATACCGGGTCTGGTGGTAGCTCACGCGCCCAGGTGTTGGGCAGTGCGGGCACCAGCGCGGCGGTGATGAGTTCGTGCACTGTCATGGCTTTCCCGCCTTTTCAATGTCTGCCTGCAGGCGGTCGTTCATGGCTTCCAGCGCCTCTGCCCTGCCCTGCACCAGCGCGGGGCCAATGAATGGCTTGGCGGCCACTGTGCCGGTGGGCTGCTTGCGCCGTTTGCTGATGGACTGCTGCTTGCCCTGCGCTGGGTTGCGGGGCACCACGTTGTGCCCGAACTCCACAAACCGCCAGTAGTAGGGGTCATCCGCGTAGCGCTTGACGATGCGGCCGGTGGATGCCACCGCCAGCTTTGAGTTCTTCTTCGCCTTGGCCGTGAGGTTGCGGCCGTGGCGCACACCCAGGTGGTACTGCGTGGTGCCGTCGCCCGCCTGCGCTTCGCGCTTGATGGCGATGTTTTTGACCATGGCCCCCGTGCGTACCGAGCCATTGGCCTGCGCGATCTGCTTGGCCTTGCGCTTGAGGACGTTGCCCGCAGCAACCACCATGCGGCGGCTGGTGCGGTTTCTGACTTCGTCGCGCAACTTGGCAAAGTTGGCCTTCATGTCGCCAATGCCAAGGATGTCTTTTTCAGCCATCATTTGCCCCGGTCTCGCAGGTCAGCACCATCCAGCCCCGAGCGGAGGTAAGAGGCTTGATGTGCTGGATGTTGAAGTTCAGCCCCTTGTGCACCACGCGCATGGTGGTGGTGAGGTCGTCCCGCTCGCGCACCAGGAACTCGGTGCGCGCCACGGCCGCTTCGCCGCCTTGGCTGGTGAGGCGCCGCTCTGTGCCGCTGAGGTCAGTGCGCTGCGCCCAAAGCGCTGCGTGCGGTGCCCAGGTGCTGACCTGGCCGCCTGATGACCCGCGTGTGACGGTGCGCCGCTCTATCTGGATGACGGTGTCCAGCTGCTGGGACTGCATGGCTCAGGCCCCCAGGTTGCGGTGCGGCCGCAGGATGTTGTGGGCTGCGACGCGCTTGTCGTCGCGGTCTTGCGCGCTGTTGTTGCCCACCAGCACATCGACCAGCAGGAGCTGGGCGGCAATGATGTCTGCCGTGCACACGATGCCGCGTGGATCGGCAGCGGCGGTGAGTTCTGCCTGGTCGGCGTAGAGCGTGCCGTCGAGGTACTTGACGGCCTGGGCGTGCGCCTGCTCGATGGCGGCGGCCAGGTCACCAGCCAGGGCGGAGTCCAGGCGCAGGCGGATTTGGGCTTCTTCAGGGGTGGGCTTGATGGGCATGCTGTTGCTTTCGTGGCATTGCGCTGTGCAATGCGCCTTGGGGGCAAGGCGCATCACGCAGCGGGCCGTCAGTCGGCCGGGGCGGCGTTGGGGTCGGTGGCAGAGCCATCGGGGTTGGGGGTGCTGTCCTGCGC